GGGCTAGAGCTTCTGACTAAATCAACAAAGGCCATCGGGCTAATCCTACATCAGCGTGCTGGTGAGCCTAAGCCGGAGAGCCGGATCCTTACTTCGCACTAAGCTATATCCTACCAATAGCGCGGAGTTATTTTAACTCCATCCTACCCGCGTAAAATTCCGCTGTACTTAAGCGAGTTCATGCCTTAATATGGTTTGCGTATGGTAATTCGCCATACGCGGGCTATACACGCATGAAAACACGCTACATTTGCTATAACGACGGCGGTAATCTTGTCCTGATTGATGTGGCAACGCTGCCTCGTGTTGAGCAAAAGGCTCCGGCTATTCATCAAGATTCTATGCAGCCGTTGTGGCACCCGACTACCGGCAAGATGTTTGACTCGGTATCATCATTCCGCGCTGAGACGAAGCGCACAGGGGGAATAGAGCTAGGCAACGACGTCATGCCGCCTAAGCAGCGCAAGCCGCGAACGTTGCTTAGCTCCCGCGAGCATCTCGAAAAGAACTACCATTTACAAAAGAACGGGGCGCTACCGAAGCCCGCGGCAGCAGAATCTATTGCCGCGTTTGAAAAGCAATTTGGAGCCGTATGTCCGAAGAGCTAGAAGCAAGCGAACCGGAAAGCGCACGCGATACGATGCAGCGTGCTTACGAGGAGTCGCAGACCGCTGAGCCGGAAGTAGAAGCACCGGCAGCAACAGAATTAGAGAACGAAACGCCAGAGCAACGCGCCGATAGGCAGCGGGACGAAAAGGGGCGATTCGCTAAAAAGGATTCAGAGCCGCAAGGCGACGATACGGGCACACAGCCCGCTCAAGGGGTGACAGAAGAACAGCAAGCAGCTGCTCCCATCACCGCACCCTTGAGCGTGCCCGGAGAGCTACGACAAGCATGGAGCCAGCTCCCACGCGAATGGCAGGAGTATTATGCCAAACGAGATCTGGAAACCAGCCAAAAGCTTAGCGACCAAGGGCGGCAAGTGCATGAACTTAACGAAGTCTTAAAAGAGCATGTAGCTGATTGGGAAGTTCGGGGCATTACGCCAGCGCAGGTGCTTAAACAACACCTAACCTGGTCAAAGCAATTCGAAACCGATCCGCTTAACGCGATGTTTAGACTCGGTAGCATGTATGGGGTTACTCCCGCGCATGTGGCTCACGCACTGCAAACAAACCATGCACAGCAACAGCAAGGGCAGCAACAAGCACAGCAGGGGCAGCCGCAGATACACCCGGAGCTACAGCGAGAGCTTAACGAGATTCGGGCGTTTAGGCAGCAGCAAGAACAGGCGGTCATTGAGCAGAAAATAGAGTTTGCGAATTCGCATTACAGCGCTTTTGCAAATGAGGCAGATGCTCAAGGCAACCTGGTCAATCCCTACTGGCAAGAAGCTTACCCACTAATGCAGAGCATGGCAGCGGGCTTGCGAGAGCGCTATCCCGAGGCCGGAGCACAGGAGTTTTTAAGAATTTGCTACAGAGCAGCTATCAATGCTGATCCTACGCTATCCCAAAAAGCTACTGCCGACTCGGATCGCTCACGCCAGCAAAGGGAGCGGCAGCAAGTAGCACAGGCTCGGAAAATGGGTTCGTCGGTGAGAGGTGCCCCAAACGGGGCAGCCGGATCGCCGCAACGATTTGGCTCAGCGCGTGAAGCAATGCAGGCCGCTTATGAGGGGAAAATCTAATGACTCATAAGCAACAACAATGGCAGCACCAAACACCAACTGGGGTGAGTTACTCACCACCACACTACAAAACCGCAGCGGAGAGCTAGCGGATTCAATCTCGGATAACGTCGCATTAATGTATTTCCTGAAAAAAGGCGGGGGCTATCGTCCTGTGCCTGGCGGGGAAAGCATTATCGAGGAAGTTATCTACGCTGAGAACAGCACCTACAAACGTTACGCTGGTGGGGAACCGCTGGATATCGGGCCATCTGAAAGCATCAGTGCTTTTAGCTTTGCTTGGAAGCAGGTCGCTATTGCGGTCACTGCAACCGGCTTAGAAATCGACGTTCAGAATACCGGGCCTGATGCAGTAATGGACCTACTTTCTTCGCGGGTAGACATTGCTGAAATCACGTTTGAGAACAACCTTACTTCAGACCTTTACTCTGCTGGCACTGCCGATGGCGGCAAGCAGATTGGCGGTTTGCAGTTGCTTGTTCCTGACGATCCAACGACTGGCACGATCGGCGGTATTAACCGGGCAACCCATACCTGGGCACGTTCGCAATACTACCGCGGCGTGACTGACGGCGGCGCTGCTGTATCGGCAACTACGATCCAGGATTACATGTTTGCCCTTTGGCAAAGAACGTCATCTGGAAAGCTGAAGCCGACCGGCATTATCGCGGATAACAACTACTACGGTTTTTATCATGCGAGTGTTCAGCCGCTACAGCGAATCACTAATAAGTCAGTTGCTGATGCAGGATTCCCGAACCTTGAGTTCATGGGAACGCCTGTAATCTCTGACGGCGGCATTGGTGGGAACTGCCCAGCGAACCACACGTACTTCCTTAACACCACCAAGGGAGCAATCAGCTACCGGCCACACAAGGATCGGAACATCGTTCCGCTCAAGCCAGATCGTTACGCAACCAACGCGGATAGCATGGTTCGTTTGATGGCGTGGGCTGGAAATATGACCGTTCGGCAACCGCGACTGCAAGGTGTACTCATCGCGTGATTTAGTCTGATTTGAAGGAGAAAACAAAATGGCATGGACAATAATTGAACCGCTTCCGGGCGTTCAAAGAATCACTGATACGTCTACCACCGCTTCGAATGAAGCAGGGCTAGGCGACATCATGAGAGCAAGAGACGCTGATTACGGCGTAGGTGAGTTCATTTACCTCAAGGGTGCTGCAAGCACCGCCGTGGGTAGTTGGGTCACTTACAACTTGGATGATGGGGGCTCCGCGCTGCTTGCCGCTAACGCTATTGGTCCTGTGGCTGTAGCGATGTCGGCAAACATAGCCAGTCAATACGGCTGGTATTGCATCCAGGGCAAAGTTCCGGCGCTCGCGCTCACTGCATTTGCTGACAACGGCAACGTTTACAGCACCGCAACTGCGGGCAGTGTTGATGATGCAATTGTCGCTGGCGACCGTGTGAAGAACGCTAAGGGCGCTTCGGGGGTTAACGAAACGACCTTGCTTGCTGACTTCGAGATTGATCGTCCCTTTGTGGACGACGCGCTCTCAGCGTAACGACAAACGGGAGGCCTTTCGGGGCCTCCCTTTTTTGAGGATTTGAAATGGGACTCGTTAAAAATCTAATGGGCACAGGGCTTCCGGTGCAGACCGCAAAGGCGCTTGGTAATGTGCCGAATTTCGAGGGGCAGATCGGCATTGGCGGCACTATGCTTACCGTTACCGCAGCAGAGCTGAATCGTCTCGCTGATGTTTCTGGGCGCATTGTTGCGGCAACGGCAGCAACGCTTACGATTACTGAGGCAACGCATGAAGGCAAGACCGTCACCCTGGACAGGGCTGCGGGCATTACCGTGACGCTTCCAGCAGCAACGGGCGGCGGTGCAAGGTATCGCTTCTATACCAAGACGACTGTTACCTCGAACAACCACGTCGTGCAGGTAGTCGGGAACGACGTGATGAAGGGAACTGCGTGGGCTACGCAGGATGCCGCTGACACGGCGGTAGCTTTTGAAACGGCGGCGGATAGCGACACGATTACGATGAACGGCAGCACTAAGGGCGGGTTGATTGGTGATGTGATCGAGCTTGAGGACGTAGCAACAGATACTTGGTCTGTGCAGTGCTTCTTACAAGCAACTGGCGATGAAGTAACGCCGTTTAGCGCTGCTGTAGTGTAACCAATAACGGAGAATGAAACATGCAAACCGATCCCGAAGGACTGGCACTGGGACACGTGCCGACAAACTTGCAGGGTATAGGAATGGTGTCTTACGGCTCGGACGATGCGCTAGGCGTGAAGTTCTTTACCAAGACCATTTACCTGCCAGAGTTAAAGGTAGGAGAGACCGGCGTGCAGGTAGACAGGCCAGCAGGGGAAGAAAAGAGAACGTATATCTCTATTAAGTTCCCTGCTACCTCGAAAATCCAGGAAGGTGATTGCTGGGTAGGCGAGGCGACCGAAGAGCATAAGCAGCGGTTCTGGCGTCACTGGCAAGCATTCCAGCAAGGCGGCGGAGCCTATGGCGGGACTGAGCTGAAGCTGATGAAACATGCTGCATTGGACGAGGCGCTAATCGCTGAGTTCAAGCGCAACGGCGTTACTTCAATTGAGCAGCTTGCAGCGCAGCCTGATAACTCTATGCCTCGGCTCGGGCAGTTTGGCTATGCGCTTCGCAAGGCGGCTCAGGGCTGGCAGCAAGACCAAAAAGAATTAGTGCACTTGAAGGACCTCAAAGAGGACCAAGAAACGCTGAAGGCTACTGCTGCTGCACAAGCTGCACAGATTGCCCAACTAACCGCACTATTAGAAGCACAAACAGCACCGGCAACAGACGCCGCTAAACAAAAAGGTAAGTAATCATGTCTACCGACGAGGACAAGCAGAGGTATAGCCCTGCTTATACGAAATTCGAGGCAGCCAAGAAAACCTAAATGAGCCTACTCACTGTTATTCAGAACGCTTCGAAAGAACTTGGGCTTGCTACTCCTAGCACGGCTTACGCTAATACCGATCCAATTGTCGTTCAAATGGTCGCGTTGGCAAACCGTGCTGGGAAGCAGGTCCGGGATCTGTATTACTGGCCGCAGCTGTTAAGGGAAGCGACTGTCACGCTGATTGATGCTACGGCTAGCTATTCCCTTCCGACTGACTTTAATACTGCGGTAATGGAAACGCATTGGGACCAGGCGGGTGATTTAGCGATGCTTGGTCCTTTATCGCCGGGTGAGTGGCAGGCATGGCAACAGGGCATTACTCCGGCTCCTAATCGCTCGATGTATCGGATCAAAGGGTTCGGCGCAAATAAGATCAACCTTATTCCTACTCCTACCGCAGCAGAGGCCGGGAACACGCTGCTGTACGAGTATCAGTCAACTTTCTGGGCAACCACTAGCGGCGGAACAACTCCCACGCTGGATGCGCTTACGGCTGATACAAACGTGATTTTCTTCCGTGAGGATTTGCTTGAGCTGGACATTATCTGGCGCTGGCGGAGGGCCAAGCGGCTGGATTACGGCGCGGAGATGGCGGAGTCGGTAGCGGCATGGCGTAGCGAGGCGACTGCTAAACAGGGCGCTCCGACAATTGATCTAGCGAATCGCGGGGGGGCTCGGTTTCTTGGGCCTGACAACGTGGCTGACCGACATTCTTGGTATACCTAAATGGGCAAGGCAGATAGTTTTCTAACTGGGGCGCAGCGCCGGAATCTTGGCGTAGATGACGTGGTGCCCGATGGTCGCTTTGCCGGTAAGACCGTTCGGGAAATCTACGGGATACTGCAACAGCAGGAGCAAGGCTATAGCGGGCTACAGCAGAGCGCTAACTCTGGTGAGATGACTATAGAGGAAGCGATGCAGGGGGGCTTCAATAGCCCAGATCCGCGAAGCTATAGAGTTCCCTATGGCCCATTCCAGGGCATGTCCATGGACCAGCTTGCACAGAGATATAAAGAGCAGCAATCGTATCTGCAAGATAATGGGTTTGTAGCCAAGGAACCCGAAGAGCCGGGGATGTTGGAGCAGTTTATTCCGCTCGCATCGGGCATCGGGGCTGGCGTTACTTCCAACGCTATCAGCAGTCAGCTTTCAGGACAGTCAGGACTTAACGCACAGCTTGCAGCGGAATCGGCAGCGAGAACTGCAGCGGAAACGGCAGCGAGAACTGCAACGGAAACCGGTGCTCAAGCTACAAGCGTCGGCACTAATCCATTACTAGGCGCAGCAAGGCCGCCAGTTCCACCTGCTTCGCCTGTAGGGGCACCTCCGGGAGCACCTACCCCAGTAGCTGGTGCAGGTTCAAGCGGAGCAAGTGGGTTGGGCAGCGCATCGGGATTTACTCCTTACGGCACAAGCCTTGACCCAGTTGCTACCAGTGGATACGGTAGTAGCATTCTCGGCGGTGGCACGAGTTCAACTCCGGTATTTGGCGTTAACCCGGCAGTAGGTCCGGCAGCGGTAGCAGGGGCAGGCTTGCAGTATGAGCTAAGCAATCTCGCTAAAGACCCTAAGCAGTGGCTCAAGGGCGATGAAAAGTTTAACGGCATCAATGGCGCTTCGATTATCCGTAACAAGGTTGCCGGGGCGCTTGGCTTTGACGGTAGGCACGAAGGCGTATACCAGCGCGAATCTAACCGCAACGCCTTCCGGGACGACTCGCAAATCTACACCGGCAACGACATTGGGCTAGCTGGAGGAAATAGCTTTAACATCGGCTCGAACCGAAACACCGAAACAACCAATATCGACTGGGACAAAGCAAAGGGCACGCCGGGCGATGAAGACCTGATCTCTCGACTAGATAGCTTGACCGTTGCCCTATCGCCGCTTGCGGGGGATCAGCGAGCTTGGCAAACAGGTGAGTTTTACAATGCTGCTACGTCAAGCGGCGATTCTATGGCAAACGTGCAGCAGATGTTCAAAAACTCTGGCCGCACGTATGAGGAAATACGTCAGGGGATCAGAGAGGCGACGGACATTAGCGAGCAAGAGCGTCAAGTGCATCTCGCCAACGTCGATGTTGTGGAGCAATACGGTGGGCCTACTCCGGCAGCGGTATTACCAGGACAGCAGGCAAAAGCGGCAACCTTACCAGCTCCCACGACGGCATCAGTAGATCGTAACGCTGGCAGGCCCGCACCGGTCTTTAATGACCCGCTAGCAGTCAACCTCGCTCCAAAAGCAGCGCCAGGTCAGAAGAAAGGAAGCACGCGCCTCAAAGCATTCTGGGGGCAATAGTGGCTAAGACTGTCACGCTACCGTTTCCGTCTGGAGGGCTTAACGCAAGAGATCCGCTTGATGCTATGCCCGCAACTGACGCATGGGAAATGCGTAACATTCTTCCGCGCTCGGGATACGGGGAGTTCGTCGGGGATGGCGTCATCTTCCATGACGCCGCGGGTAGCGGCGGGGATGTTAAGACGGCTATCACAGCAGCCTACCTGGGCAGCGAAAAGCTATTTGTCTGCTATGGCGGTAAGATTGTTCTTGTCCTAACCAGCAGCACTGAAACAGACCTTAAGACCGGGCAAACCGTTGATAACTGGCAGCACGCCTTTATCAACAATACGCTGGTGATGGTGAATGGTGCAGACCAGCCGCAGCAAATCAGTTCCGTCCCTGCAATTTCCGATGCCGTGTATACGATCATTGCCGACGATAACAAGCTTGTTGATGTAACGGTGTATCAGTCACGCCTTTACTTCATCGAAAAAGACACCACGAAAATGTGGTATGGCGCTACAAACGCCACGACTGGGGCGCTAACTGCTTTTGACCTCGCGACCGTCATTAAAAAAGGCGGCACCCTTGAATGGATCTCTAGCTGGACAGAATCAACCGGCAGCGGTCTACAAGACTACCTAGTTATTATGACCAGCCAGGGCGAGATGCTTGTGTATGCTGGCGATGACCCGGCAGCGAATTTCTATCTTGTGGGCCGCTTCTATGTCGGCAAGCCTCTTTCTCGCAGGGGCAAAGAAAACATTGGCGCGGATCTATGGTTTCTTACCCGCGATGGGATGCTTTCCGCTGCTGACGTGATGCGCGGGAACGGTAACGCAGGAAAGTATAAGGCGCTTACCGATAAGATACAGAACGTATACCGCGACCGCGTTACTACTTACGGATCTGCGGTCGGCTGGGAAATCTTCAATTACCCCCGCGGCAACCTCGTGCTGA